AACTGTACAAAAGGTTAGGACGGTAACGCATGAAAGAAACCAAAGTAGTATTGACTTCATTCTTTAGCGCCCACTCGCACCAAGCGTCCAAGCTAGGTTCGAGTTCGTAATGCATCAGTCTGTTTCTTACAGGTGAGGGCATTTGGTAGACTGAGGCACCGTCAGTTAGACGATTACCTGCAGCAAGACATGACCAACCATCAGGCATTTTGTAATTACCAACCTGACGAGTTAGTAGAAGTTGTAGAAACGCATTCTGTGTAGCAGGTGGCGCCGTTGGCAGTTCGTCAATCATGAACAAACCACGAGGGCCGTGCGTTTCTTCGGTAGGGAAAATATCTGGTGGAGCCCACGAGGTCATCGCACCATATGTTTCACTGTCAATGACTCGTGGTATACCACGAACATCGACAGGGTCGAATAGATTGGCACGAAAATCTAGCAACGGTATGTTGAGTTCATCAGCGACTTGCTGAGGAATCTCAGATTTACCGATACCGGGTCCGCCCCAGATCATAGTGTTTAGTCCGATACGCATGTTATCGCGTATCTCCTGTTTGAGATCTGTTGCTGTAACAGTCTGCATTGTTGTTGTATCTGACATAGTACTCCTCTTATCAAATAGTTATATTTCAATGGGCTCAATATCACGAATCTTGACTAAGTCTTTTCGTATCATTTCACCCAACCTTTGGGTCGCAAGTTTCTTATAATCAACTTGCTCATCTACTGGAAATGGAGCTTCAAACTCCACCACAATAGTATTTTGTGAAAAAGAATCTACAAAAGTAGCTCTAAACATTCTTGTAGCCATAATAGCTCCTAATTTATTAAATATACTTAATCTACTAGGTAATAATTTTTGTAAAAATGACATAATTTTACTCCTACATATAAATACTCTCCGCGAGGGTGCAAATCTCAGATTTGCACCGAGCGAAATACTTAATTAAATTTTGTTTACTAACTTGTCGCACAAGTTCAGCAAAAAGATACGCCGTTCGTGTCGGCGTATTTTTTGCGAAGTCCACGGCCCACGAGCGGGCGAAGGTACAAACCGCTGAAGGCATCCGACGGCACGCACGCAGTGCGGTGCCCAAAGGATGGCCGGAAGCGTCGAGGCGATGTAGCTGACAAAGCGGAGCTTTGGCGCGGGCATCGCCGAGATTTAGTTTGTACGAGCACGGCACACACAAAAAAACTACTTCTTTTCGTGTCGGGTAATTGACTGGCCGTTAGCACAGTAAACAACTTGTTGTTGCACAGTCTTACCGTTGACTATGGTTGATGAAATAACCTTGCGGTCGCCAGTTCTTGCGCCTTTGCGAAAAGGTCTTGGTAGATTGCTACGATGCATATTTTCTCCTATGTTTATGCGAAGCCTAAGTAGTTATGAAAAGGTATATTTGGACCTATTCGGCTCCCTACTTAGACTTCGACTTGTGGATAAATGAGCCGAATTCTGTGCGAATCCTGAAGAGCATTTTGGCAGTTCAATGTGAGCGAGAACTGTTCGACTCACTCTTTCAGGACTCGACTTTTACAACTTTAGAGTCGAATTCTGTGCCTAGCTAGGACGAATCGTTCAGACAATGATAAGACTAGCTAGGACTTTGTAACGCTTACGCGTTATCAAACATAGTTTGCATATGTTCTTTGGTCGCACCATTAAGTTTTTGTGCTGTTTTACCAGAAGTATCTGCATACTGTTTGAAATTCCATTCAGCAAGTCTTTGCAATCTTTGCTCAACTGCTGATTGAACTCTGTTTCTTTGGATTGAAACTTCTTTCAAGCCAAACGAATGGTCTAGTGCTTTGAGAGCCATAGACATCATTCTTGCCTTACGACCAAGGTCGAACATCTTTTGTTCACGCTCGAGCAACCAGTCAGGGATTTCATCGCCTGCTTTAGCCATAGCTGTTTGATAATCGTAAGAGATGCTTGCAAACTCTGCCCATGTTCTGGTGCATAGTTGCAAGAAAGACAAGCCAGTTGACTGTGGGTCAACAATAGTCAGTTCTTGAATACCAACAACAATGTTGTCGACTGATTCTTCAAACTGAGCTACTTGCTCATCTACTGGTGCATAGCCTTCTTTTTCTGCAAAAGTTGGTTTGGTATCAATCTTTTGGTCAAAGATAGCCATGATTTTAGCAACCACATCATCTTTGAATGTTGGGTTACCAGTGTCATCTAGCCTGTAGTTGACATGAAAAAAGTCAGGTAGGCTGATTGATGCTTTCACAGAACGCTGTTCTGCACCTTCAGAATCTGCAATGGTGTCTTCTGTGTAGTCACTCATGTCAGACTCAGTTTTGGGCAAGAGCTCTTTAGTTTCTTGCTCACTTGGGTCAAAATGTTCACTCATAATAACTCCTATATATAGTAAAGTGATTTATAAAACGCATTTACCTTCATAAATGCAACCTGCAAATAGATACCGTAATTGACTACCTATTTGTATTTGAGCCAGCTTTCATACGAGCTAACTCTTCATTAATTTTGCATTCGATTTCATAATCAGATTCTGTAAATTTATTTACAGTCTTCATTTCATCCAAATGTTTCATTAATTCATTCATAATATTTCTCCATTAATTACACTTAATTGAACTAGATTGATAAAACGCGGCTGGTAAGACGCGTTTGTGGTACACCGTGGTACACCCTAAGTTATTGATTTGTTTACAGATCCACGCTTGGGTGTACCACGAAGAAAAAGCAGGTGGTACACCCGCAGGCCCCGCGTTAGCAGGGTTTCGTGGTAGGTGTACCATTTGTACCGGTTATTTAACGAATCGAACTAAGATTCTATAACCACGGTCCACGGTCGATTACTAAAGCTAACGCAAATCCTGTGGTACACCCGGTACACTTAGCGCTTTTTTGGAAAAAGCACAGCAAAAATAAAGGATGTAGGTGTACCAGCACGCTGTAAAACGGGTGGTACACTGGTGGTACACCCGGTACACCTTGGAGACTCGTCAATGACTCGTAGACAGTGGTCCACTACTCGTGAAGTCCACATCGCTACGCGATGATAGTAGTCCTAAGGTGTGATGATAGTAGTTGGCACACCGAGACCCCCTGCCAAAGCCCTGCTTTGGCCAAAGAAAGGCCACGACAGCGTCGTGACCTTTGTCGGCTGGGGTTCCGGGCTAGCGAAGCGCAGGGCGGAGAACGAAAAGGAAGGACAGAACTACCTATGTAGCTCTGTCCTAGGGGAGAATTACTTCTCGTCGTCGTCGTTTAAGTACGACTCAAAGTCATAATGCATTCTCAACCAAGTGTATATGAACATACACTGGGCTGAGATGGTTGTAATAAAAAACATACAACCAAGAGTATAGAATAACTCAGTCATGAGACTCTCCTTTTAGTTTAGCGAAGAGCCCGTCAGGGTCTTCAGCTTGATAATCAAGGATACTTTTGCCTTGATTTTCGGGTTTGTCTATCCAAGACTTGAGAGAGTCTAAAAACTCTGACTTAGGGTCAAAAGTTTCTTCAACTTCTACAATGTCTTGCCTTCTTGCATTGGCTCCATGGCGTCTAGCGTCTTTAGCTTTATCAAGCCGTATATTTGCTGACTCTCCAAGATAACCAACCCAATAAAGAGTATGGTCAATTAGTCTACCGACTAGACCACCAGACTCTTTTATAGCTTTAGCTTTGTTGCCCATTGCCTTGCTCCTTGAATGCGAACATTGTTTCAAAACCTTGCCCGTCAGTAGACTTTTCAGGCATGAAATCTAGATAGATGTTCTGATTACCATTCTCATGGGTTACAATTCTTCCAATGGAAGGCCAACGAGTTGCTTTAACGACATTCCCGTCTTTGTCGGTAGATTCATAGGGTCTACAAACCTTTAGTACAATACTACTCATGATATTCTCCGTGTAATATATATATTTAAAAAAAGGGAAAATACTTCCCAACCAATTCAATTAAACTAGATTTGGAAATCTCCGATTTCCCTACTGAGCGACTGGTAAGGAGCGAAGATCCGCGAGCGCTGGAAGCGCGAGCGCGTTGGGGTGGGGGGTCCCCAACAAAAAGATGATAGTAGGTGGGCACACTCCGACGGCACACATGATAGTAGTTAGGCACACCACGCACACCACGCACACCCCGATCAGTGATTACCACGAAGCCGAAACCCTTTCGGGCTCGACTGCGTAGTACACAGTTGGGTCGTGGAATATCCACAGACACAAACAACACCCTGAGGCGAAGCCGTTAGCCACCATGACCACGACATCGCCAAGGGAGATATAACCAACACCATTGAATACTAAGTATCCGTGGGTTAATCCTATCGTTAAAAACGATAGGAAACCCATAGCTAAAAAGCTAACATATATTTTACTAAACATAATACTCTCTCCTAATTTCTTCAATACATCCTTCTCTGCCAAGCTCGTTAACACAATCTTCACAAACAAAGGCTTCTTCATCAAAAGCCTGACCACCTGACTCATAACCAAAGGTCAACCTTTCAACACCTTCTTTATCACATCCAAGCCAACATCTGTCTTTCTGTATTCCTTCAAGCCAATCAAGCTTACAATTCATACATACTACAACATCTTCACTTAGATGCTCTGCGGGGCCAATGCAAATCTCTTCTCCATTAACCACTTCATCTCTACATACATAACATTTTTCCATAATATCTCCTTTATTTATATTTACTTACCTTAAACTAGATTTCCTTGCCGCGAGGCGCGGAGCGCCGAGCCGGCGAATAGCTGTGACTATCCGCCAACGAGGAACTACCTAGATGATAGTTCCTTGAAGTCATCGACCATGGTAGGGCAGATAACTTCAACCAAGTCAGCTTGGACATACCCTGTTGGGACTCTAACAGGTTCGCCGTGGCGACAGACTCGTTGAACAAGATTTTGTTCGACAAGCTGGTCCAAGATGCCTTGGTTTTCTGACCAGTCCTTTATGAAGGTGAGGACTCGTTCACCATCAGTAAGACCTACATTTAGGTGTGGTAGGTTTACTGTAGCCATGGCTATGGGTTCACCTTCATAAGGCGAGTCTTCAGCGCCAATCAACTGAAGAGCAAATGCACCGCTCTCGCGATACTGAGAAACAACACACTCACAGATGTATTCTTCTCCAAACTGAGTTTTATAGATAAACATTTTAATCTCCATAAAAAGTTAATTACACTCCATTTAAACTAGACTTTAAAAGCCGAACGAGTTCGGCTCTACACGCCGGACGCGGAGCGGCCAAGTGAAAGTGCGCGTCAGTAGTGACGCGAACAGAGTAAGCGCATGATAGTACTAACCGTAAGCTACAAATTAAACTGAGGGTAGCGCAATCGCGCGGTCGCCTGCGGCGAACCCGACAATGCTGTGCATTGCAGTTTAATTTTTGCTGGAGGTTAGTCTAAAACAAATGTATGCGCTCAAAGTTGTGGTGCAACGCGTGAGCGTTGTAGCCAACACCTGATGCCATGGCTTTAGCCATGTCCTTATCGGAGACCGGAAGGCGAGTCATTATTTGACTCGCCTGAAGGTAAGATTGAAGCGGTCTTCGCTCCAGTTCTTAGCCATGTGCCAGTTAGTGCGCCACCAATCGCCATCGGCAATGATGTAGTCTCCGTGAGAGAGACAAATCGTATTGCCGAAAGCGTTACGATTGGTGGTGTAACTAAACTCGCCAGTCCCCCCGAGGGAGATTGATAGAAGGCTACCTTCGAGGCAGTCTTCGTCGTCCCGGTGCCAACCGAGACGCTCGTGGGGAGCGTAGTGATTAACTAAGCAATGATTCCACTCATTGCTTAGTTTAGTTTCAGTGTAATCGACATGGTAGCCGAAGTGGCTGATAATTGGTGTTAACCAATCAGGCCACTGATTGGCGTAGTGCGATCGTCCGCTGTAGATGTAGTTTACATCTTTGCCGAACCAAGCAACGCCGCGTCCAAACTCTCTTCGGTAGTGAAGAGATTTAACTGCGTTGAGCAGTTGGGTTTCGTACTCTTCACCGAAGATAGGACCGGCGATGTTGTCATCGGCGAAGATGTTTCCAAAATGTATCATATGATATCTCCTTTATTTACACTCCACTTGAACTAGACTTCTAACCGCAGCGCGGGGAGCGCAAGGTTAAAACTAACCAGTAGGTACCTGACAAGGTTCCAACTACGAAAAACTAGAAACAAGGTTCCAAAACCGGAATCGGGGAAGGGGCTGGCAGGTATAGATGATAGTAGGACCCTGTGTGAGCGATAAAGAAAAAAATTTTACCAAAAAAATTTTCTAGCAAAAATTTATGCTACAGTGGGCAAGCATGAGTACGAGGAAATGTACTTCTTGCAAAAAGGAGTTACCTTTAGAAGAATTTGTGGCTAAAAATGACCGCGGTACAGTTCATTCTAAAAAGTGTAAACCTTGCACTTATGCAGTAAGACAAAAGAACGCTAGCGCAACACCACAAAACTATTTGACTCGTTTATTTGGCCAACTTAAACACGCGAGAACTAAAAAAGAAAAATCAAAAGTTAAGTGGGAGATTGAATTAGAACATGTTTTGGAGTTGTGGGATCAACAAAAAGGTAAGTGTGCATTGACTGGTTTGTTTATGACGTATCATAAAGATGGTAGTGGTAGGAGAGATTTGAATGCTTCTATTGACCGAATAGACCCGGATGTTGATTACTTAGCACATAATATCCAACTAGTTTGTGCCCGAGCTAACGCTATGAAACACATATTAAAAGAAGATGAGCTTTATTGGTGGGCTAAAAATATAGTAGAATTCAAAGAAAATGACTGATAAAGACCAAAATTTTGAACAAGAAAGGGCCGAGCTTCAGTCTCATTATCCCTATGTTGATGTCAAGCTTAATGAATTAAGTGTTCAAGAAGAGCGCCTAATTCTTTTTCATCTCCGTGGCATGTCGAAAGCTGCAGCGGGACGCGCAGCTGGATATAGGGATAATGAGCATGTCTATAAAGTATTTAAGAAGCCAGCAGTACAAAAAATGGTTGCTAAAATGCGTGAAGAGTTCAAAGAAGAAATTAAGTTTGATAAACAAACAGCGACAAGCATGTACTTGGAAGCGCACCGTAAGTCTGCAACAGCGACAGAAGAAAAAGTTATTACCGATTCATTGTGCAAGCTCCACGGTCTATTTGCTCCAGAGCATGCTACACAAATCAACATTAATCTGGATAGAACTGTAGAACAACTAGAGAAACTACCCGATTCTGAATTACTCAAGATAGCGGGAACTGATAACCAATATCTTATGCCTAAAAAGGATGGAGAAAAGAAAGATTAAATACATTCACGTTAACCAACATAAGATAAGGGCTAACTTAAAACATGGTACGAATGAGCCAGTTATAACTGTGAAGGAAGGTCAAAAGAATACCTATTGTCACGAAGTAACTATAAAAGGCGATTCTACTGTTCGTTATGGTGGTATAGATAAACCTATTCTACCTTGTGGAGCTAGAGTAGTTATTGAAACTGAAGCAGAACTAGAGATTGATGGAAATAAAAAAGATTGAATGCTTAACGTGTAAAGCGTTACATCCAGATACGTTGTACCCGAGCGACGATCAGATCTGCGTGTACTGTAAAGCAGACGAAGCAGAAAGAGTTGAACAACCTATAATCGAAGAAGTTGCAGAAGAACCAACTCCAGAAGAAACTGAACAATTAAAAGCTCAAAAAGAACTTGCATTACGTGCACTGTCACGTAAACATTTGTTACCGTTCGTAGAACGTTTTAATCCAGACTATGTTCCGGGTTGGGTGCACAAGGACATATGTCTACGGTTGGAACAGTTCAGCCAAGATGTAAATGACAGAAAGTCACCTAGACTCATGTTATTTATGCCACCACGACATGGTAAATCTACTTTGGCTTCTGTTGCGTTTCCAGCTTGGCATTTAGGTAAGAATCCTGAACAAGAATTTATTAGCTGTTCGTACTCTGGATCGTTGGCCATGAACTTTAGTCGTAAAGTTCGTCATCAACTGAGAGAACCTAATTTTAAAAATGTCTTTTCTGGTGTATCGCTCGACCCTAGTTCGCAGTCCGTAGAGTCATGGAATACAACCAAGGGTGGTGGTTATGTAGCAGCGGGTGTTGGTGGTGGTATTACCGGTAAAGGAGCGCACGTACTCGTCATCGATGACCCAGTCAAAAACAGAGAGGACGCAGAATCTGAGTACAATCGGGATGCGGTCTGGGACTGGTATACATCTACTGCGTATACACGACTGGCCCCCGGAGGTGGTGTACTCGTAATTCTTACACGATGGCACGATGATGATTTAGCTGGTAGGTTATTACAGGCGGCAGCCGCGGGCGCGGATCAGTGGGAAGTTGTTAAGTATCCAGCCATCGCTGAGAAGGACGAAGAGTTTAGAGAAAAGGGCGACGCGCTTCACCCAGAGCGGTACAGTGCGGAAGCTCTGACCCAGATTCAAAGAGCGGTAGGTCCACGAGACTGGTCAGCGCTGTACCAACAGAACCCAGTATCGGACGAAGGTGAGTACTTTAACCGAGAAATGATTAGGTATTACGACGAAAATGAAGTAGACTTTGACAGATTACGCTTCTATTGCGCATGGGATTTGGCGATTGGTCAACGAGAACGTAACGATTACTCCGTAGGAGTAGTAGTTGGGGTTGATGAATACGATAATTTGTACGTAGTAGATTGCATAAGAGGGAAGTACGACGGTTTTGAACTTGTTGAACAAATACTGGATCTCTTTGAAACGTGGCGACCACATGTTGTCGGTATTGAGAAGGGTCACATAGAAATGGCATTAGGTCCGTTTCTACAAAAACGTGTTCGAGAACGTGGACTTAACGAAGCTTACTTTAAAGATTTAAAAGTAGGTAGACGAGATAAGGAAGCGAGAGCTAGAGCAATACAAGGTAGAATGCAGCAAGGCATGGTATACTTTCCGAAAGATCCGGTATGGGTTGGTCCGCTTATTGCGGAACTTTTACGTTTTCCAAACGGGGTACATGATGACCAAGTGGATGCGTTAGCATGGATAGGATTAATGATGACAGAATTCGCTACTTTTGTAGAGAAAATAGAACATGAACCGTCTTGGCGAGACAAGCTTAAATATCTAGTCAAGAGTGATAAACGTAAATCAGCTATGAGTTCTTAATGAATTACAGCAAGAAGAAGAAAAAGTTAAGTACAGAAGAAGAGCATTCTATAGCAACTAATCAGTTTGAGCGTTACGAACGTGCGCGTGATAACGGTCACTTAGAATATATAGAAACTGCAAAGAAATGTGATGCTTTTTATCGTGGTAATCAGTGGGATGCAGCTGATGTAGCGGTGCTAGATGATGAAGGGCGTCCAGCTCTTACAATTAATACTATATTACCAACAATCAATACCGTGCTTGGTGAACAAAGCACTCGAAGAGCAGACGTTAATTTTAAACCAAAAGGCAATGGTACTCAGGAACTTGCCGATGTATTAAATAAATTATACATACACATAGCTGATACTAATAAATTAGATTGGCTAGAATCTACAGTTTTTGCTGATGGTCTTATTCAAGACCGAGGCTACTTTGATGTAAGAATAGATTTTACGGATCATATCCAAGGAGAAGTGCGTATAAGTACCAAGGATCCGTTAGACATTCTGATTGACCCTGACGCCAAGGAGTATGATCCCAAAACTTGGAATGAAATATTTGAAACCAAGTGGATGAGTCTTGATGAAGTAGAAGAACAGTATGGACAAGAGCCTGCGGACAAACTAAGAGTAGCAGCAGAATATGGTAATACTATGGGGCAAGACTCTGTAGAGTATGAAGAAACACGTTATGGTGATACGTACACTGGTGTAGAGTACAACCAAGGTAGTACAACTAACCCAGAAGAAAACAGACAAATGCGAGCAGTTCGAGTAATTGAAAGGCAGTATTATCAACTCAAAGAATGTAGTTACTATGTTGACGCTGTTACTGGTGACATGCGACAAGTACCCGGTAACTGGGGTGAAAGAAAGAAAAAGAAATTTGCAGATGAATATGGCTTAGAGATGATTACTAGGCTAGACCGTAAAGTACGTTGGACCGTAACTGCAGATAAAGTTGTACTACATGATGACTGGTCCCCGTATGAGTGTTTTACAATTGTCCCATACTTTCCTTACTGGAGAAGAGGTAGACCATTTGGTATGGTAAGGAACTTAATATCTCCACAAGAACAGCTCAACAAAATAAGTTCACAAGAACTTCACATAGTAAACACTACAGCTAACAGCGGTTGGATTGTAGAAACAGGGTCATTAAATGGTATGACCGCTGACGATTTAGAAGAACACGGTGCGGAAACTGGCTTGGTACTAGAGTATAATCGTGGCTCATCTCCCCCTGCGAAGATACCACCAAATCAGATTCCCACCGGCCTAGACAGACTAGGTCAAAAAGCTGCCACTAACATAAAAACAATTAGTGGTATTAGTGACGCTATGTTAGGTACAGACTCTCCAGAAGTGTCTGGAGTTGCAATACAACAGAAACAAAACCGTGGTGTTCTAATGATTCAAGTACCATTAGACAACCTACAAAAGACTAGACAGTATCTAGCTGAACACGTGTTGCGTTTAATTCAGGCTTATTACACAGAAGAAAGGTTAATACAGATTACAGATGAAACAGACCCAATGAAGCCGGAAGTACCTATTGTGGTAAACCAAGTTACTCCTGAAGGAGATATAATTAATGATTTAACTTTAGGTGAGTATAAAGTAGTGGTCGGTACTATGCCGGCTCGTGATAATTATGATGAAGTACAATTTGCTGAAGCAATCTCTTTAAGACAGGTTGGTGTACCAATCCCAGACGACTTAATTGTAGATTACTCACACTTAGCCAAGAAAGGTCAAGTTGCACAGCGTATACGTCAAATGCAGGGAATGGAACCAATGACAGAAGAACAGGCTCAAATACAAGCTTTCCAAGCACAAGCTGAAATACAAAAAATTCAACTTGAGATTGCTAAAATGGAAGCAGAAGTACAGAATTTACAATCTCAATCTCAACTCAATATGGCAAAAGCTCAAGGCACTGTTGCCGATCCACAAATTAAAGTGGCTGAAATACAGTCTAAGATGGAGATGAAACAACAAGAACTTGCCTTACGTCAGCAGTTATCTGCATTAACAAATGACATGAGGAAAGACCAAACCCAAACCCAAGCAGCTTCTAAAGTTGCTGTTGAAGCTATGAAATCAGGAGGTAGATAATGGCTGAAGATAAAAAAACAGAAGAATTAGTATTTGAGGGCATGCCCGGTGCTGATGCAAAAACTGAAGAGGATGTACAACCTTTTCAAGTAGATATGAACTTTGAAGACGAACCCAAGGAGGAGACCGTTGAAGAAACAGAAGAAACAGAAACAACAGAAGAAGAACCTGTTGCAGAAGAAACAACAGAAGAAGTTGCAGAGGAAGAAGCTGAGGAAGCAACAGCTGAAGCAACAGAAGAGCAACCAGTTGAGACAGACGAAGATTCAGTACCAACAGATGATGAGCAACCTGTGGAAGCAGTGGAGGAAGATGAACCGGTAGATGAGTCGATAGAAGAACCAAAATCACCTATGGTGCCAAAATCCCGTCTTGACGAAGTGCTTGCAAAAAATAAAGAAATGCAAAAAAGACTTCAAGATATGGAAGATAAAGACGCTCCTGAAGCAGAAAAGCTACCGGAGTATGACTTTGTTGCAAAAGAAAAAGATTACCAAGATTTAGTTCTAGAAGGAGAAACCGAAAAAGCTGCTTTGTTAAGAAACGAGATAAGAACTGCTGAAAGAGAGCAAGTTATGGCTGAAATGCAAAGCAAAATGGGTCAAACCGTACAACAAGATCGTGAGTTACATGAGTTAAATCAAAAAGCTACTGAAATAATGGAAGTTTTTCCTATTTTTGATGAAAAAAGTAAAGCTTATGATGAAAAATTAACTAATGAAGTTATGGAACTACGAGATGCTTTTATATATCAAGGGTATGGAGCTGCTGACTCTTTAGCAAAAGCTACTGAAGTAACTCTTTTAAGTAAAAAACCCGAGCTATTACAAGGTGGTGATTCAGAAGCATCAGACCCTGCTCCTAAACTTAGTCAAGCTGTACAAGAGAAAAAAGCAAAAGCTACAGTCAAGAAAAAAGTAGAAGCTTCACAGTCACAACCACCTCAAATGAAGGGTGAATCTACTCAAAATAAGAAAGTAGTAGATATAAATACTCTTTCAGATGATGAGTTTGGGGCACTACCAGAAGAAACTTTACGCAGAATGCGTGGTGACTTTGACTAAATAGTAGTATAGTATTAGAGAATTCGTCGGTTGGAACGATATCCAACAACTGGTCGTTCAGTATAAAAATCGTTTTTTCGTCTACAACGACGTTAACTGTTCGAGGTCGTGCTCGTAAAACCTACGGTATCGTATCCCAACGATAAAGGGTATACGGGATATCGCCCCAAATAGCGATTGGTTATTTTATTAATTTTTATTTGGAGGGCCTAATGGCTAATACAAATTTTAGCGCGTTGACCAGTGAACAGCTTACTATCTGGTCTCGTGATTTTTGGCGAGTCGCTCGAAACATGTCCTTCATTAACCAATTCGCGGGTAGTGGACCCAACGCTATGGTTCAGAGAATAAATGAACTTACTCAATCAGAAAAAGGAGCTAGAGCTGTATTAACACTTTTAGCTGACATGACTGGTGATGGTATCGTTGGTGATAACACTCTCGAAGGTAATGAAGAAGCACTAAGAGCATTCGACATCGTTGTACAATTAGATCAATTAAGATTTGCGAACAGACTATCTGGTCGTTTAGCGGATCAAAAATCTGTTGTCAACTTCCGTGAGCACTCAAGAGACGCACTTGCATACGCAATGGCGGACAGACTAGACCAAATTGCATTCTTGACTTTGGCTGGTATTGACTACAACAGAAAGAACAACAACATCGGTGGTTCTGCTGCGACTAGACCAGTACTAGGTTCAGGTGCTAACTTGTCTGACCTTGCCTTTAATGGTGATGTAACTGCCCCTACTTCTAACAGACACAGAAGAGTAGACGCAACTAATGGTTTAGTTGCTGGTGACACTTCTGCTTTAACTGCTTCTGACACAATGTCTTACAAGACTATTGTTGAATTAAAAGCATACGCTAAAGACCAATACATTAGAGGTATGAGAGGCGCAGGTAATGAAGAGATGTATCATCTTTTTGTTACTCCACAAGTAATGGCTGATCTGAAACTAGATTCTGACTTCTTAGCTAACGTAAGAAGCGCTGGTATCAGAGGACCAAACAACGAACTATTTGCTGGATCTTCTAGCTTAATGGTTGACGGCGTTATGGTTCACGAATTCAGACACGTACCAAACACATCTCAAGGTACTTCAGGTACTCAGAAAGGTGGATCTGGTAGTGATGTTGACTTCGCTGCTAACCTATTCTGTGGAGCTCAAGCTCTTGCTATGGCAGATATCGGTTTGCCTGAAATAGTTGAAGACACTTTCGACTATGGAAACCAAAACGGTATTTCTATCGGTAAGATCATGGGTCTTAAAAAACCAGTCTACAACTCTGACATTACTGGTCAGGATGAAGACTTTGGTGTAATCAGAGTAGATTGCGCATTTTAATTAAGATTGGGGTGGTCTTCGGACCACCTCTTTCTACTAAACAGGAGTTTTAAATGGAAAGAAAAACTATGAAAGTTATCTCAGAAACAGATTTATATGTATCACTAAAAACTGGTGATGCTGTTCGTTTATACGCAGGAGAAGCAAGAGAATTCCCAGAGTATATTGGATATGCTTGTTTACAAGCTGGGGCTAAAGAAGTAAGAGAAGAGCCCAAAAAAGCTAAAACAATGGAAGATGTTATAGAGGAAACAGAAGAAAAACCAAAGGCAAAAGCTAAAACAACTAAGAAAAAATAGATGGCAGGAACGTTACAAGCACAACATATCTTATCCAGAGTACGCAATGTACTTCAGGATAATGCTGGTGTGCGTTGGACCGATGGTGAGCTGTTTGATTATTTAAGTGATGCACAAAGAGAAGTTGCTAATATCCGTCCTGATGCTACTGCTACACATTCTAATGTACAGTTAACTACTGGTACGGAACAAACTATACCAGCTGATGGCTTAAGACTGATAAAAGTAGTAAGAAATGTGTCTGGCACTGCTGCAAATGCAACAGGAGCTAGGAGTATCCGAGTAGTATTAGAAGATGCCTTAAATAGCACAGAACCAAACTGGCATAATCCAACTGTAACTGGCGATGCTACCCATGGTACTGAAGTAAAACATTATATTTTTGATGGTGATGACCCTAGAGTGTTTTATGTATATCCGGGAGTAGCAGGTAATGCTTATGTAGAAGTTGTGTACTCTAAAAATCCTACTAGTATTGGTTCAAATACTGATTTAATACAAGTGGATGATATCTTTGCAAATGCATTAATTAATTTTGTTTTGTATAGAGCTTATTTAAAAGATGGTGAGTTTGCTGGAAACCAACAACGTGCTGGTAGTTATTATCAATTATTTACTGCAAGTTTAGCTAGAGGCGGAGTAGTTCAACAAGCTGTACAACCTGACCAAGGAGTATCAAGTGGCTAGTTTTGATTCATTAATTAAAGACGTTTTACCATACGTTCCGGGTTGTCCAGATTCGTTGATAGAAACTACTTTACGTTCTGCAACCATAGAACTTTGTGAAAAGAGTAAAGCTTTTACTCATGATTTAGACCCAATAACTACTATATCAGGGACTTATGAGTATGAGTTTGACCAACCCAGCGGTACAGATGTACATCAAATATTATGGGCTACCTATGATGGCAATGATTTGGACCCTATTAGTCCAAGAAGTTTAGAATTAAATTATCCGGACTGGCGAGATAAATCAGGTACACCAACTGTGTATCTACAAAAAACACCGGATACTTTTTGGCTAGTGCCAGTACCCAGTGCAAAAAATGTAAATGGTTTGCTATTAAATGTAGCTTTAAAACCTAGTAGAACTACTAATAGTATAGATACTAATTTTAGTAACGATTATCGAGACGGTATCATTTATGGTGCTGTTTACAGGCTATTAAGAATGCCTAGTAAAGAATGGACAGACCCAGTAGCTGCCTCTGACTATTTTAACCTCTTCCAAGCTCAGGTATCTGAGGCAGAATTAAGAGGTAGAGGTGGTAATATTGGTGTGAAAAGAACAGTAAAATATAAAGGTGCAGGTTTATCCCCAAGGAAGAGGTATGGACGATATGGCAAAGAGTTGGACTATTAATGACACTGTTTTCGAGTATATCCCGGTAGAGGATGTAAAAGCTGCTTACAGCAATATCGAAAAAGATCTTAAACGTGTAACTCAAAAATCGTATGCAGATTGGATACCTGCAGACGTATATGCAGCTTTACGAGAGGGTAGCTCTGAGTTATATATGGCATATACTAAAGACTACTACTCAGGATTTTTAGTCCTTTCAGTTATTAATGATGCTGGAGGAGAAAAAACTTTATATATTTGGGTTGCTTATAGTAGACCCGGATATAATAATATGGAAGCTGGGATGGAGTTTTTAGAAAGGCTCGTACAAAATACCAGCATAACAGGAATGGAGTTTCATTCCGACCGTTCTGGATGGAGCAGAGCGGCTAACATGCACGGATTTAAAGCAGTAACAACAGTATATAAAAAGGAACTGTAATGGGTAGAAGACCAAAACAACAAGATTACCAGCCAAGTGAAGTAGAAAAAACACAGGCTCGTATAGCAAAAGAGGATCAAGAGTATTTTGAACAAACTTATGACCCTTTGCTTCTGCGTATGCGTGATAAATCTAGATCGCAAGATACACGTCAAACTCTTCGTGGTCGTGCGCAGGCTGATACCATGCAAGCTACAACTGGCGGACCTCTTAGATTAAGCACAGTTTCTGGAGTTGACACTAGCGCTGATAGAGCTTTGGGAGCTGTTGGTAATATTCTTCGAGCTAATGTAGTAGCCGGAGATGTAGCAGCAAATGAAGCAGTGGGCGTATTAGCGACAGCTAGAGGACAAGCAGCGGATGCTGGTAGTGGTCTAGCTAAAGCTGCTAAGTTAGCGAGATCAGAAGATTTAAATAGAGCTACAGCAAGACTCAGTAGAGCTACAAATATTCAGGGCAATATTGGTAGAATAGGGGGCCAATATCTAAAGAATAAAGGTTATGCATACAGCCGAGGAGCGTAGGTAGAATATGGGTAGTCCAAGAGCAGGTATGGCTCGAGCAGCTCGAGCAATTCAGGCAAGGAAAGAAGATCCTGATAGAATATTTGCTGATGTTACGCAACGTCAGCAAGATCGATATATACGTGATTACCGACCTTTTGAGGATGAGCTTGTGCAACAAGCGCAAACTGATACTAGTTTAATAGATGCAGTGCCGGAAGACGTAGCGCAACAATCACAAATTGCACAAGATATCGCTAGAAGAAATAGAGAAAGATTTGGATTTGAGTCTACTCAGGCGCTAACTGCTGAGAGGCAACGAGCTTTTCAAAGGGGTGGAGTAGTTAATTTAGCAGGTGGTTTGAATGAGGCTAGATTAGCTCAATTAAATCAAAATCAAAAAGTTTTAAGTGACCTAATAAACATTGGACAAGGAGTAAATAGAAGTTCTCTACAAGGACTAGGTGCTGCTGCAGAAAACGCGGTAGCAAGAAGAAATCAATATGAAAGAGATAGGGTAGCGTATAAAAATTCACAAACTAGTATGTTAGGAAGTTTAGCTATGGGAGCTATGTTCTTTTTCTCCGATATACGTTTGAAAAAAAATCTTACGTTTAGCCATAAAGAAGGTAACTACAATGTTTACACTTGGGAGTGGAGTAAAGAAGCTATAGAATTAGGAGCAGGTGACTTACCTAAATACGGAGTCCTTGCACAAGAAATAATACATGAGAAACCAGAAGCAGTTACTACACACGGTTCTGGATATCTAATGGTTGACTACGGAAAATTATAATGGCAATAAGAAACGAAGACGGCACCTTTACCCTGAATAAAGATATGAGTGGGGGTCAATTCCTAGAATATCTTTTTAATCCTTTTGCGAAAAATTATACTAAAGAAGAAACGGGAGACTTAACTTTAAATGAACTAAACTCCATGTTAGAGGGGGAAAGGCAAGCGGATGCGGTTATATTAGAGTATGAAAAATCTGGTGTTGTACCAGCGGGTTGGAACGAAGAAGCTTATGGAGATTTTGGTACCTACGCAGCAGAACGTAACAAAAAGAAACAACAAGGCACATTGAATTTTTCAGAGGGCGTTTTGCCTTTTTTAAATGAAGATCAATTAAATAAATTTTATCCAGATATGTTTAAAGAGGCCTTAAAACAAGAAGGGAATGAGGATTTTAAAAGAATAAATTTAGGTGATTTAAAAAATACTGCACAACGAGGAGAGGATGGTAAGGTTGTTTACAACCCTTCAGTAACTACTATGGTGCCTAATGAAGATGGCACTTTTGCAATTAGAGAAAACGATATCACTATGGATGGGAGAAACCAAAGGGATGGTGGGGAGCCTATGGGGGCTTTTACCGTTAGAGGTAGTGATTTAGATGTTATTTACGATGCTAAAAAAGCAAAACTATTACAAACCGCTCCAGCCGGAACAGAACAGGGCATACGTATGATGAATCAAATAACAAGTAGAAATTTAAGTATGGATGATGTTTTAAACAGTTACAATCAAATAAATAGTCCAACGACTCCTAGAGAAACTGTCCTTAACATAGTGTCAGGTCTTAGTGACTCAATCGAAGGAAACAAAGAAGCCACTGAGGGAGAAGCAAAACAAGAGCAGCCTACTTCACCTCAAACGTCGGGCGAAAATCTTATTGACGTTGGTTCTTATGATGCAACTGATGAGCAAATAAGAGAACTCACAGCTGGGTATACTAGAAAAGGGCAAGGCCAATCTGGTAGAACATCCACGATTAGTGCTAAACAAACTGGACTTACAAATGCATTAATAAGCGATAGAGATATTATAAAAAAGCTTTCAGGCAAACAACTTAATAAAAGAGAAAAAGAGAGTCTTAGAAATGCTCAAAACCGTTTTGATGCTGGAGTAACTGAGGCAAGAAATTTTGATATTAGAACTACTTTAAGAACTAATTTAGAGTCTTTACAGGGCGATAATAAAACTAAATATGGGACTTTACTAGCTAAAACTAATTTTGATTTAATAGCTAAAAACCCAGCTTTACGTGAGGAGTTAAGGACTACCAGCCCAGAGGAGTTTTTACAAAAATATACTAAAGAAGATGGTTCCTTAGATAAAGAAAAGCTATACGGTAATGTCATACCACCCGAAGCTAAAAAAGCATTGAACAACTCTATTACTAAAGAACAAGTGGACCAATTTGCTAAATTAGTGGAGGCAAATGATATTGAGGGGATAACTAAATTAGTAAATAGTATTGATATATCTGAAGAAGATAATAAAGTTTTAACAGATGCTTTAGTAAAAGCAGGTGGGGACTTTAGAAAAATGACTCAAAAAAATGCAGATATAGATATAGTCCGTCAATATGTTTTATCTAGTTTAGCTACTTTACCTAAAAATGCTCCTATTGCTCCTTATCTTACCAATATAAGTATAGGTACATTTATAGAAACTGGTCTGTTAAATACACAGGGCACTACTATAGCTAACCAAGTTGCAACGAATCGTCGTCTAGCTAGGGAAGAGGCAAGACAAGCACTTGATTACTCTGATCCATACGAAAAAGAATTAGATGAGTTGAATGCGGTTAAACGAAAAGCTAGAACGGACGAGGATAGTTCATTAGTTAATTATGAAAATTACTTTAATACAATAAGTCCTTTAATAAATAGTTTAAAAACAAAAATATCAACAAAGGCAGATAGAGAAGATTATGCTCAACAACTTATTGAGGTTATGAAAAGGTATAGCGCTGAACAGGATCCGGGTTTCTGGAGAGAAGTATTTAGTCTTGGTTTTGCTCAAGGCGGTAGAGCAAATTTATTTGGTAATGAGATTGATGTACGAGCAAATAAAAATAAGGAAGGTAAAATTACAGGAATAACCGTTGGTGATTTAGTTTATACAATAAGGGACCTAAGGAAACAAGGTTTTTCTGATACATTCATTAGCATTCTGGTTGCCGCTGGAGACTCGTAGCAATGGCTAAAAATTTAGCGGACGCAATTTTTGGTACTCCAGAGGACACCGCAAACCAACAAGAAAGAGTTGATAAAGAGTTACTTCGACAAGAAGCGGAACGTGTATCCCCTGTTAGAACTCCTTTACGAGAAGATATAGATGACTCTCCTCAAAACTTAGGTGAAGTTTTTTCTACTGCCGTTCGTGGTGGTAGTGCTCAGTTATCAGCTGATGTTGATAGATTTCAAGGACTTGGCCAAATGCTATTTGGTTTTGATGAAGCAGCCCAAAAGAATTTTGAGATTGCAGAAAGTTATGATGCTATATCAGGCGACTTGTTAAATCAAATACAACCCTTTGAAGATTTTATTGAAGAACCTACCCTTGATGGTTTTTTTACTCAAGTAACAAAAGCTTTAGGTCAATTTACTCCTATGATGACAAGTTCACTTAGCAGTGGTTTAGCTGGAGCTGGTGTTAGTATGTTAGGAAAATTTGGAGTTAGAACTTTTAGTAAAAAACCTCTCGATTCGTTATTAAAAGAAGCGATTGACAAAAAGAATAAAGGTCTTGTACTTAGTCCAGAAGAAAGAGTATTAATAGATGAAGGTCTAGGTTATGCAAAATGGGCAAAACGTGGTGGTATCGCAGGAGCGTTTGGTCAAGAATATGTAATAGGTAGTTCTCAATCTGCTTCTGAATTTCAAGAGGCTGGTATAGAGTTAACAAAAGCCGAAGCAGCACAAGCAGCATTATTAGGTATCCCGCAAGCAGTATTAGGTACTGCTTCTGAAACTATTTTTGCTAGTGCTTTATTAAAAGCGTCTTTGAAGAAAAGCCCCTTGGTCGCTTTAGATAGAAAAGCACAAACTTTTGGGGTACAGAACTTAACAAAAAATGAGCAAAAAGCTTACGCTATTTTTCAAAAGAGAGTTAATAACAAAAAATTAACCGATAAAGAACAAGACTTTTTAGATTTATATTCTGGACCAAAAAAGAATCTTTTTTCTTCTATTATAAAAGATGTAGGAAAAGGTTTTGTTGGGTCAGGTGCAATTGAAGGTGTTACTGAAGTAGGTCAAGAGGGCTTAGGAATAGCCCAAAGAATGGCTATTGACCCTAACTATACGAGTGAAGAAGCTAAGTTAAGGTTAGCTGAAGCTGCTTTTGCTGGGTTTTTTGCTGGGGGTGCTAGAGGAGCAGCAGGAGGAGTAGTAAGTCCAATTATGAGTAAAGCTACCGATGCTATAGCAAGAGGTAAAGCTGATCGTATCGATTACGAAACACGAATATTAAATGAAGCAGGTAATACTGATGCTTTAGAAAAAACTATTGAAACAGTAGAAGCTGAAGTTGAGTCTCCAAAATCAGTTATGTTTTTACCACAATCAAGAGTTGAAACTTACCAAGATATGTATTCAAAGGTAAATTTTGGGAATAGAACTGTAGCTGTACCATTTAAAGGTGGAGTAGTAGTTGGTACTCCAGAGGCGATGAAAAAAGTTAATAATTTATATCAAGCAAATATTGCGGCTGATGATACAAATGTCATAAGTGATCAAGAAAAAAGAAGAAGGAATGTAGCGTTTAGAGATGCAGTAATTGAAGCTTTGGATGGTGAAGAACTTAGCGATGTAGTAGACAATGCTACTCACACAATTAAAGTTTTCAATGCTGGGGGACGTATTATTGCTACTAAAGAAGTTAATCAATTTCAAATACAAGAAGAAAGAACTAAACTCCAAGCTAAATATCCTGAAGCTAACGTAAGAGTATTTACAACAGCTAACTTAGATATAAATAACATGGATTTTGAAAATGAATCATCTTTAGATGATATAGATGTAACAGAAGCGTTTGATGATAACGAAGGAGATTCTGCTGCTTTGTCTGGTTTAAGTCCTTTTGAAGTATATAAACTAGCTCAAGAAGAATCACAAAGAACAGGCGAACCTATTGAAGAGATTATTGAAAGATTATCAGAGCAACAGAGCGGAGGTTTGTTTGGTGCTCAGTTAGAAGACGCTAGATTAACTGCACAACCCGAAGTATTGCTACGTGCTGAAACGGAACTACAACAATTAAAAAAACTTGAAAAAGAAGGAGGTTTGACGCTTTCTCAAAAAAGAAGATTAGATAAATTAAAAAAAGGTGGAGATAAAAAAACAAAGGGAGGAGTTGTAAGGACTGATGCTAGAAAATATAAAAAAACAACTTACCAACCAAAAGTAAATGAAGAAACAGGAGAGTTTTCTACTGAAGACCAAGAGTTAATAGATTTACGTCAAAGGTATTTTGACTCTCTTACTGAACAAGAAAGAACAGAGTTAGGGATTACAGATATAAATTCTCCTAGAATGCAGACGTATAGTAGAAGTTTATTAAGAGAATACTTTAGACAACGAGATAGCCGAGCTGGTACAGACCCAGATATTGGGCCCGATTTAACAATTATTCAAGATCCCGACGATGCCAATGCTTATGTTTTTGGTACTTTTGAACCACAAACTGTAGAAGCTAAAGCTTTAGATTTAGTTGAAACAGCAGTTATAGAAGGTTTTAAATTCTTATCTACAACAGGTGGTGGTGAAGTATCACAGGCTAGTTCTTATTTTAAAATAAGAGTTAAAAATGCAGAAGCGGGTGCCACTCTAGGGTACGGAGATAAAGAAGTTAATTTTGCTGGAAATGATGTGTCTGTTAATTTATACACTTTATTAACTCAAGCAGTAAAAATCTTCCCTCAAATAAAACAAGATTTTACTATGAGTATAGAAGAGATTTTGGAAAGTGTAGGAGGTAATAGAACTAGAGCTTATAACATTGCTTTGGCAACTATGGTGCCCGAAATTTTTGCGGAGCTTAAAAAGTATGGGTTTGAAGTGGTTATGAAGGAAGACCTTTATACGCCAATGACTAATGAAACAAAACTCATAAGCACCGAAGGTCAAAATTTAGCAGACGTGCCTATGTTTTATAGAAGAATAGCCCCAGATAAACCTGCACAATTGATTAGTCCAAGCCAACTACAACAATTTTCTCTAACTGGATCAATAGAAGCGAGAGAGATAAGTTCCTTAGAATTTCAAAAATATTTAAATATTTTAAAAGACATAAAACAAGAACTAGGTGGGATAGGATTTACTACAGCTGGAATATTTGTTGATAAATCTGACATAAACGCCCTTGCTAATAGTCTAGCTCGTAAAAGATATATAGAAGAAGGTGGTAGTGAGTCATTATTTACCATACCTACAAGGGGTATTAAAAGCTTAACTAGCAGATTAGACGAGTTAGCAGACTTAGAAGCAGAGATAGCGCCGGTTAGCCAACTATATGCAAATTTAAACACTCAAATAAATAATCGTGGTATATCCGAAAAAGAGCGTGGACGTTTAATTAAACAACAGAAATCAGTTGGTAAAAAGCTAACAACTTTAGAGTATCAGTACAACAATTTACAATATGAGTTGAACACCGAGTTTGGGGATTACAGCAAAGTAGATTTAGAAAAACCTCTCGGTGAAGATCAAGCTATGAGGGAAAGAGTTGGAGATGACCAAGATTTTCAAGGTCCTTTAGGAGCGCAACCCCCACAAAAAACTATTGGATTTCCTCCAGTTAGAGTATCAGTACCCCAATATAGAAATGGTAAGAAAATTTTTGTAACAGAATCTAAGGATTTAGTTTTAAAAGGAACCGAGGCACAAAAAGAAAAACGTTATCCTTTAACTCCAAACGAAACGAGTTTACGAGGGGATGCAAGGTTTGAAAGTGCTAAGTTGTCTCCGCCCCCAATTGATTCGGCTTTAGAAAGAGACCCTGTAAGTTTACAAAGACAAGCGCGAGAAGCGGAAGAGCAACAAAAAATGCGTTTGGAATTAGAAAGGGCAGAACAACCTAGAAAAGATCGAAAAAGACAGGGGGCTTTACTGAAAAAAGTACAAGACGGTAAAACTTTAACAGCAGCAGAACAAAGTACTTTAGATAGATTAAATGCAAAAACACCATTAAAAAGAATAATATCAGGTGGGCAACTTGGTGCTGACCAGTTCTTTCTTTATATGGCAAAAGCGATGGGTTTAGAAACTGGTGGTACTGCTCCAAAAGGTTTTAAAGTAGAAGGTGGAGCAAGTCTTTCTTTAGGGCCCCGATTTAATGTAGTAGAAGGAGAATCCCCAGAGTACTCACCAAGAACTAGAAAAAACGTTGAAGATTCTGACGGTACTATTATTTTGACTAAAGAAGATGGGTCACTCGGCCGCGGCTCTCAACTAACCGTTAAGTTTGCTGAAGAACTTGGTAAACCTTTTTTAGTTGTTAGTCCCGGAACTTCAGCAGCGACAATAACCAACTTTATAAGAGATAACAATATAGAAGTTTTAAACGGCGCAGGTTCAAGAGCTTCTCTTTATAACATGGAGAAACCTCGTAGAGTTCCTATGGAAAGAACACCCATAAGTGAGGTAGTCGAAACTGTAGAACAAACAGACTTAGGTAACAACATGTTAATGGATATTTTTCCGCAGTTAGCACAAGGGATACTCTTAGCGCAACCTCCTGTAAAAGTTAAAGGGCAAGAAGGCGCAGCGTACAAAGGGACACCTGTATTTAATACTAAATTTGAAACCGACCCAGACGCAATAGCGATGGAATTGGGAGAAATAAAAGTAAGTCAGGGAGTTGCAAATATCTTTGATATTAAAGATCCAAAATTTACTAAAGATGTAGGTGATACCACTGGCGAACGTTTTATTAGTGAGTTATCTAAAAAAATGAAAGGTTTTGGAGTAACGACAAAAGTGTTTGTTTTAGGTTTAGATGATGAAGTTAACTTCCCAACCGACATGAAAACTACAACCGGCCTTCCTTTGAATTTGGTAATTAGGAAGATACAAGCCGAGAATAGAGCTTCGGGCCAACCCGCATCTGTTTTAAGTGTAATGCATCAGGACGGACCACTTGAAGGACTACCAAAATATGCGTTTGTAGTTCTCAACCCAGATGCTCGTTTTATAGAAACCCAGTTACAAGATCAAGACCCCCTTGTCCAAAATGCTGCTAAAAGCACTTTTATGAATTATGCACTTGCGCATGAATTAGGACATGTATTATTTAAATTTGAAAGTGCAAGACTTGGACTTAGTAGATTTCGTACGGAAGAACGAGGTGGACGGTATGGTAGTGAAGAATTTATAAAAGATCTTGGGATTACCGAAGCAGATTTTAAAAAAGGAGAAGCTTTGTATAGAGCTTATGCTGATGAGTCTTTTGCATTATTTACTAGAGAAGTAAGGGGCGAGCCCGGATATAATTATCAAGACAGAGCTTTTCCATTTGAAGAGTGGTATGCAGATAAAGCAAGCGCATTTTTATTAGAACAAGAGGGAACAGTTAAAGAGACTTTACCTAGAGAAATTGCTACAGAAAGAACGCCCGTAAATATTTATGCTGGCGCAAATCAAAATACTAACTTAAGTAATCTTAAAGCGCGTCCATTTAGATTTAAAGTTACTGGAGTAGTAGAGGGCGGAGAAAAGTATGACAGAAAAACATTTTCAAGGTTTTCTAAACCTACTAATGAAAATTCTGGCGTCGAGTTCCAAAGTGTTGAACATGCTTATCAAACTCTTAAGTCAGGTAAATTTGATGAAAAACTTTACAACAACCCACGTTGGGGAACTGGTAATGTAAAAATTAAAGGTTTCTTAAAAGAAAATAGAGCTACTAATCTTAAGTTAATGAAAGATTTAATTAGGGCTTCTTTAGAACAAAATGCTGACCATAGAAAAGCTTTGTTAGATACAGGTAATAGAAAAATAACACATACTCAAGATAATACTATTTGGAAAGAACAATTACCTAAAACCCTTATGGAATTACGAAGTGAGTTTGTAGGTATAGAAGCTAGAAATAAAAAAACTGTGCGTTCTTACTTTACAGCTTTAGCAAGAAAAGTCCGTGTTCTATTTAATACTTTAAGTGAGTTTCAAATAGGTAGGCTTGACACAAATCCAGTATTTAACGATTATGCTTTTGGGGTAATAGAAGCAGTTAAACGAGGTCTTAATAGAGAGAACATAGGTATATCAGTTACCGAGTCTAAAGATATTGATAATTGGGTCCAAGGCAGTGCTGATATTGTACAAAAAGCAGTAGGTAAAAAGAATGCTACTCGTTTTGAAGCTTTATTTAGAAAAATTTTAAAAAGTGAGGCAACCAATGATATTTACAAATTCCTAGTGTATGTCTTGGCTCCGGCAGATAACTTTTTACGTTTAGTATCTCCAGAATTAGGTAAAGCTCTTTACTCTAGGTCTCAAACCGTAGAAGCAACTGGTTTCTTTAACTACCACCCTGTAGTGCAGTACAGATATATTAATGATTTTTATAAAATATTTAACATTGTAAAAGACCCCACGCAAGAAGATTTAGCTAATATTGATAACATTTTAGAGGGAGCTGAACAACTAGCTGCTTTACCATTAGCAGAAAGACCTAATGCAGCTAATAAACTTGTAGTAGAAGATAAGGATGGTAACTCTGTACAAGTGGATGGAAGCAAAGCTTTAGGTGTTCTTAAATATTTTGAAAAATTTTATGATGATTATATTTTACCTAATGAACTAAACCCTAAAAGACCTAAAGTTCAAAAAAATATAACTTTCTTTACTAGGCAATTTGATGTAGCTAAGTTAGCTGCAGAACCTGAAGCAAGAGAAGCTTTAGTAAAAGTTTTGAAAAAATATAATTCTAAAGCTACTGTAGAAGAATTACGAAACGCAGTAGATAAAATGGTTTTATATGACGAGAGTCTTGATGCTATAGAAGCAGAAGGAGCTGCAGATTTATCTATTGGTATGCAAAAAGATAGACGACCTCTTTTCATAAACATCACTAATAACGCTGACTTACGTAATATAGAAGGTATTGGTGATTTGATTATTCCTGCGCACCATGCAGTTAGAAAATACATTTCTGAGAATGTTAAAAAAATAGAATTTAAGAAAAAAGTTCGTGTAAAGATAACTAAAAAAGATATTGCAAATAGTGCAAATCAATTAGATAAAAAACAAGAAGGTGTATTTTATTCTGGTCCTAGAGCGGCAGAAATTTTAATTAATCGAATAGATAACCAGAGAGATAGAGGACGCGCAAGAAAAGCAGTACAGTCTATGTTAGGGAGAGCAGGTATGAATATGCCCGGCTGGTTAAGAACTGCACAAAGTTATTTATTAGCTTTAAATGTAATGACGTATTTAACTTTTGCTACTGTTGCTTCTTTACCAGATTTAGCTGGTCCAGCATTAAGATCTAAAGAAATGAGTATCTTTAGTGGTAATTTTATAAACTCAGTAAAAGATGCTTTTGCAAATAGAAAAGAGTTAGAACAGTTTGCGCGTGATGTAGGTGTTATAGGATTTGATTCTATTTCACAGATGTATATTAATGCTGGGGAGTTGGGTTATATGACAGAAGGGACAAAATACTATACTCAACAATTTTTTAAATTTACAGGACTAGAATGGTACACAAGGTTTACAAGAGTTTTTGCTGCTGGTATGGGTCGACAGTTTCTTATTAAACATGCAAATGATAACTCTGCTAAATCAAAAGCTTTTTTAGCTGAGTTACAAGTTACACCCGAACAAATAAGAGCGGCGCAAAATTCTGATTGGGATTTTAGTGACCCTCAACATAGAAAAGTACAAGATGCTATAGCTAGATTTACCGAAGAATCAGTTGTACGTCCTAATGCTGCAGAAAGACCGGGTTGGGCTTCTAATCCCTACACAGCTTTAATATTCCAACTTAAATCATTCTTTTATGCATATGGTAAAAACATAATAGGGGGTGTAATTAGAAACACTCAAAGCACCTATAATCGAGAAGGTAAAATCTCTGCTGCTGCGTTACCTGCAGTTTTAGCTACTACTTCTCTATTACCGTTGGCAATGGTAGGTATGGAACTACGTGAACTATTAAAATTCTTACTATCTCCTATTTCTGGAACAGTAGACTTTAACGAGAGCACTGAAGCGGGATCTTTTGATTTTAGTAAATTTAGAACAAATGAAATGGGCTACGGTGAGTACTTAGTAGAAGCTGCCGACCGTTCTGGAGCATTTGGAGCGTGGACTATGCTATTCCCTATGTTTGAAGCAGGGAGGTTTGGAGATGAGTTTTACACAAGTTTACTAGGCCCAAGT